CGTCCAGCTCGTACCACAGGATCGTCTCGCCGTGCTCGTGCTGGTACCAGCTGAGGTGGCGCCGAACCTGGCTCAGCTCGATGCGTGGGCTGACCATCAGGGGTTCGGTTCGGTGGGCAGCGTGCCGCCCTCGGCCTCGATCAGCTCACGCCCGGCATGGAACCCCTGAGGCGGATTGAACTGGCCCTGGGTGTCGGGCTCGGTGAACAGACGACGTGGCCGGGAGATGTCGTCGTACTCACGCACCACGTACACCGGCACGAGCCGGTTGGTCGTCTTGCTCACACGACGGAGCGTGCCGACTTCGGCGGCACCCAGGCCGACGCCGAGCATGTTCTCCTTCTCCTTCAACTTCTCGTTGAGACCACCGGGCCCAAACAGCAGCTGGTTGACCTGATGGAACCTCTGCGTCGCCGGGATGTGCATCGCCTGCGGCGTCGACACGTCGATGTCCCGTGAGTACTCCACGAGCAGCGAGAAGAGCACGTCGTACGCAGTGCGCAGAGCGACGAGGTCAGCCTCGACGTCACCGATCGACTCCAGCGTCCACGCCGGGTTGCCGTAGCCGTACTCGGCGATCGTGTTGACGGTGTGGAACTTCAAGTCGGGGTCAGAGACCCACTCGACGTAGTAGCCCTCGACGTTGAGGTGAGCGGAGGAGGTGAACGCTGGGGTCGTCGGCTGCGTGGTGATGCGCAGCAGGCCGTTGCGCTCATCGAGCGTGTAGCCGAACTCGGTGCCCGCCACGGTCACCTCGTGGTCATCGAGCACGCCCTTCCACGTCGTCGTACCGTCGGTAGCCCACACGCTCATCCCGGCGAGCATGACGTTCTTGTGCGGCAGCTCGATCGTGCGCTGGGTCGAGCTGGTGGCCGGGGAGGTGGCGGTGAAGTAGACCGGGAAGTCACGTAGCCACGAGCGGGCATCGAGCATCAGCGACTCGATGGTACGACCCATGAGGCCAGGCTAGATCAGTCCCGGTCGAGCGTGTCGTCCGACTGGGCGACGTCGACCATGCGTACCAAGCCGGGCTCGAAGTTGTCGACGGCATCGTCGTCGGGGTCGTCGCTCTTGCCGGTGTAGAGCACACCGTCGACCGCATCACGGTGGCTACCGAAGCGCTGCAGGCTCATCAGTAATCGAAGTCCCCGTTCGGGTTGCGGACCAGGCCACCGACCACTCGTAGCGAGGAGCGGAATCGCAGTGACACCGGGCTGCCGTTCTCGGCGTAGTCGAGAGCATCACGCTTGTTGGCGGGGCCGTCGTTGAAGCCGTTGGGTCCGCTATCGGGGTCCGGTCCCCACGTCTCACTGCGCCGCTTCGGCTGGACCTGGAACACCCGTGGATGGTGCTCGATGCCGGTGCGCTGTGTGTCGCTGCGTGCTGCGTCGTCGGCGTACTGCCACGCCTCGTGCCTGCTGGTGGTGGCGTAGTTCCAACCGAACGACTTCTGCATGGCGCTGTAGCGATGCCCGCCGACATGCTGGGCCAACTCCTCAGCAGCATCGGCCGCCGAGGAGGTGCCGTGGAAGAGGTCTCCGAACTGGTCGACGGAGATCTTCTGCCGAGCAGCCATGGCTAGGTCTTGATCAGCCAGTTGACGGACTGCGACGGCTGGAAGAGTGAGAACGGCAGACCGAGGCCGGTCGGGTCGGCCTTCATCTGCGTCGTCGTCGCATGGTTGAAACCGGTCGGTTCGAGGTCCATGCCCGCCCCGGTGCCGTTGTTCTTCGGCAGGTTGTAGGGCGGCAGCATCGCCTGCGGCACCGAGTAGGCGTAGGGACCAGCTCGGGCGTGATCGTGACCGACCACACCGGCTGCGTAGTTCTCCCGCAGGATGTGATCGTGGGTCGGCAGCTCGTTGGTCGTCAGCGTCATGGCGGCGGCGCCGATGTTCTGGCCGACCGCCGTGGCCAGCGTGCCGTCCATGCCGAACAGCGTCTTGCCCCGGTAGTCGGGGAGCCGGAAGTTGCCTCCCGCCGCTGAGCCGAACTTGGTCCCACAGAACGCCGAGAGGTTGGCGTAGCCCGCCGACGACTGCTCGGTACCGTCACACACGAGGTAGCCGACGGGTACGGCGTTGGTACCGATGGTGCCCGGCCACGGGAGGATGGCGCCGACGGGGATCGCCTGTGACGACGGTACGTACTGCGCCATCGCCACCCACCCGGTGGCCAGACCGTCGGTGGTCTTGACGTACAGCACGGTGTCGCCGTTGGCCGCTGTCTCGTTGAGGTACAGCGTTGGTCGATCGGCGGTGACCACTCCCTCCGGCGAGCCGCTGCCGGTGCGGAAGTTGAGCCCGGAGAGGCGCCCCTGGTCATCGATCCCGGCGATGGCAGCAGTCGAGCCCGACGCCTGCACCTCCAAGATGTTGTTGCCCTTGACCGGGTTGGCCGCCGCTTTGAGGATCAGCGCCTCGGTGGCGGCGTCGTTCTGCAGGATGGTCAACGACGTGGCCCACGACAGCGCTGCGTCGGCGGTGCGGGTGAGCAAGCTGCTGGCCCACGACATCGTGCCGTTGGCCAACGCCTTGAACGCCGACGTCTTCGTCGGTACGGACCAGTCGAGTACGACGTCGGTGTCGCCCGTGTAGTTGCGTCGCAGGCTGCGCATCAGCGTCAGCTGCTTCTGCACGATGTACGGGCTGGTGACCGAGCTGACCCCGGCACCGACATAGACGACCGCTGACATGCAGAACGTCGTCTGGTCGTACATGGGGAGCGTCGGGTTGTTGCTCAGCGTCCCCTTGATCGCCACCGGCCCACCGATCACGTTCCAACCGATGATGTCGAAGCGTGGGTTGGATCCACCACCGTCGAGGGTCACCGGCCCAGCGGTCTTGGTGATCGGCGCACCATCGATGACGATCTCGGCCGCCGCCACCTGGACGGTCATCGATGGACCGCCGGGTTGCGTCACCGTGCCGCCAGAGACCACACCGGTACGGAGATCGCCGAGGGCGTAGTAGTCGACGTTGTCGGGCTCGGTCAGATCGATGTTCGGGGCATCGGGCCCATTGGGGACGTTGTAGGGCATCAGGTGATCTTGTACTGATCGAGCATCACTGCGACGCCCTGATCGACCAAGGTCTTTGCGTCATCTGCCGACAGCAGGAGAGGCTGCCCAGGCGAGAGCTGGTACGAGCCGTTGGACACGGTGTACAGCCCGGAGACCAGACCGACGACGCCGACACCACCGGCCTCGGCCAACGTCGGCGGCAACGTGTAGGTCGGTGCCTCATCTTCCTGTGCTGGCTCAGGCGGCTGCTCCGGCGTCGGGACTTCGGTCGGCTGCTGCTCAGGCTCAGCCTCCTGGCTGTCGACTTCGGGGTTCTCTTCGTTGCTGGATGACTTGGAGGCCATTGGTCACTTTCCTTGGATCAGTCCCTTGGGGAGGAAGTACTGGTACACACGCTCGTTCACCTCATAGAGAACGTCCTTGCGCATCGCCGGGAGGAGGTAGTCGATGCCGATGTAGATCGGCTCGACGTCCTGAGTCAGGCGGATCCGGTACGTCGGCTCGTCGCCCTCCACGATCTCGGGCTCGACCTCCACGATCTCGCTGACACCGCTGGCCCCGCCGAAGAAGGTCTGCGTGGTCGACAGCTGCGGAGGCGCCTGCTCGATCTCATCGACGCCCTCCTGCACGGGCTCCTCGGGGATGACCTCCAGTGGGCGCACCCCCGTGACGGAGAGATCATCCGTGGGCGTCTCTTCGATGACTTCGGTGCTGGTGGTTCTACGAGTCGGCATCAGACCAAGCCTAATGTCAGCCCCGTGAGCGGCGGGGAAGCCGTCCGCCAACGGCCTTGGCCCAGGCGTCACCCATCGCCGTGCGATCGGGGGAGTGCTTGGGTGCGGGGATGCGAGCGTTCTGCTCGGCGAGACGATGCCCCTCGTCCCACATCGCCGTCGCTATCCCTCGGCGGGCCTGCTCCGGGTTGACACCGATGTTGAGGATGCTGCGGCTGTTCCACAGCATGGTGCCGAGCGAGTTGGCTCCAGCTCGTGCGGTTACCCGATGGACGACCTTCGCTGTGCCCAGCTCGGGGTTGTCGTAGTCGAACTGCAGCCCGAGGTGTTCATCGGCCGCCACGGTGGTGCACCTCCGCCTTGTCGATCGAGGGGCCGCTGTAGCCCCACTCGATGATGTCGTTGCCACCGGTACGGACGTGCTTGGCGGGCACCGTTGCTTTGAGCACCGGCCAGTCCTGCGACTCGTCGCTCTCGTGGTAGCCGTGCTGGCGTGCGTAGCTCGGCGAGGTAGTCACCCAGTCGCCCGTGTTGATTGACGTCACCCCGTGAGGTACTGCCCGGAAGATGTCCACGTTCGACTCGGGCGAGTTATGCGCACGACGAAGTGCCACTGCAGCTTCTCGGTCATGTACTCGGTCCCCGTGACCGAAGAAGTGAGGATTCTTGTAGACGTCGGGTCCGAACAATTCATCGAGGTTGTGTATTGCTGGTGATTCATCGTCAGCCTGTGGTTGGTGGATGCCCCGGTACTGATCCGGCGAGAGGTGGTCGGAGGCAGGCATCGTTCAACGATATCTCACGTCGTGGTGCTCGACAGGAAGGTACCGCTCGGGGTCTTCTTCGTAGGTCGCCTGCACACGATGGTGCCCGTCCCACAGCTCCGACCTGGCGTACCCGTGGAGCACGTCCACCGGCCGCTGCACACCGTGGCGCTTGATGTCCTCGGGGAGGGTCACGTCGTGCTGGTCGTCGCCCCACTGCAGCTCGGTGACGTTCTCACGGTGCTTCTCCCGCCACATGTGCGCCTTGCTGTCGTATCCGGCGTCGTCGCCAGCGATGTCGTCGTGCAGCTGGCGTGCCGTCATGAACATCTGCAGCTGAGGACCGAGGTGGTCACTGGCGGGCAAGGCGGTCACTCTTCGCTGGCGTGCGACCCGGCGGTATGAGCGACGGGTACTCGAACTGGTTGTGGGCCGTCGGGAAGTAGATCGTGCGCTTGCCCCTGGCCTCCATGTCGGCGGCCGCAGCGATGCGATGGTGGGCGCCCGTGACGCTGGTCTCGGTGCGATCGAACGCCGGTATGGCGCCGATCTTGCGGACGTGGTTGATCTCGAAGCCAGAGGCGTCGTGCCCGGGCGCCTCGTCGCCCCACACCTCGGCGGGCGGATCCCAGCCGTGCTCCTGCAGCGACTTGTAGGTGCCACCGCCGTGCTCCATGCCGGAGCGCTTGGACTGGCGCAGCTTGCTCGCCCACATCTTGTCCATCGTCCCGCCGAAGCCGCCGAGCGGGTTGCGGTCGATCGAGTCGGTGATCATGCCCTTCAACTCGGTCCCCGTCATGAAGAGCTGGAGCTGCTCGGGGTTGACGTGATCGCTGGCGGCCACACCTCGATCGTATGCGAATCGGGCCTGGTAGGGGGAGGATGACAATCTCACCAGACAAGTTGATTACTGAATAGCGGTAGCGTATCATCCGCCCAACTATCAACATGCCTCACTGGTTGCGAAAGACCAATGAGGCTGAACGACCTATCAGGAGGTCATCCAGATGCCGAGCCTAGTTCCAAAGAAGATCACCATCCCTTCCACTGTCGAAGAGGCAGCGACGGCGCTGGGTGGTCTCGAAGCTCTGCTCACCGCCAAGGAGTGGCAGCGAGCGGCGATCGTCGCTGCGTTCGTCAAGATCGGCGAAGGCCGAGGCAAGTCGATCGGAAATAGCAGTTCTGCGATTTCACCGGTTCGATTCGCCAAGCTCAAAATCAACGGGCTGCAGTCCGAGAACACCGTGCGCATGTATGTCCAGCGCTGGCTCGACGCTCACGACGGAGTCCACCCTGAGCCTGGTGCCCAGGTGTTGCTGCCCGAGACCCCGTGGCCTGTCACCCGCACCGGCACCGACGGCTACGACTCCGAAGAGGGCGCCGTCGAGACGATCAAGAAGCTCACCCGCAAGCACCCCACCGCCATCACCAAGGCGGCGGAGGAGAGCGACGAGGTGGCCGAGGCCACCGCCGACGCCGTCGAGCAGTCCTCCCCGGTGCGCACCAAGGTGGTCAAGCGGGCGACCAAGCGCAACGCCGAGCACAAGGCGAAGATCAAGGAGAAGATCAAGCCGCTGCAGGAGACCGCCGACAAGATCAAGGAGGAGTACGAACAGACCGACACCGGCTATGCCGATCCGACGCTGCAGACGCTCATCCGCCTGATCCGTGGGGTCCACGAGGCCGAAGTCGTGTGGGCGCTGGCCGGTGGCAACCGTGACGCCGATCTGATCGGCGCACTGTCCGAGCTGCAGTCCGCCATCGATGACTGGCGCAAGCGGGTCACCGGTACGGGCACGGTGGAGATCTCGGAGAACGACCGTGTGTGGGCCGACGAACTCGGCATCGACCTGGGAGTGATCTGACCAAGTAGGAGGGGCCAGTGCTGAGAACACTGGCCCCTCTGAGTTATCCAACATCCATGAATAACCGACCATAGGAGAGTATCACGATGAGTCAAGGAATCGACCTCGTGAACGCCGGGCTGGATTACTACTTCCAGCACCAGCGCACCAACCTCGGCAAGCGCCGAATCAAGATCGTCCGCACGATCAGCCGCACCACTTTGGGGCGATGCATCGCCTTCGCTGTCGGAGAGGAGTACAGCGACGGCCAGGTCAGCAACTGGCTGCAGGAGTACCGCTACGCACAGAAGGACAAGACGATGCTCTACCGCATCGCCGCCCGTGGGTACGGACGCAACGCCCGCTGGTACGTCCTCGCCGGGCCGAAGCTGGACAACCTCGACGGAGAGGGTGTCGTCATGGCTCACGCCGAGTGGATCATCTCGGACGCCTCGAACCGGGTCGTCAGTGACGTCCTCCACGAGATCCTCCCCGCCACCGATCGGTACTCGGGCCTGCAGGACCGCATCGATGCAACGGTCAAGAAGATCAACCACGCCCTCGACGGCATGCTCGCCGACGTCCGTGCGGACAAGAAGTGGTGGGAGAAGATGAACAAGCGGACCATCGACCTCATCGCCGCTCTCACACCCGAGCAGGAGGCGCTCGTCGCCGACCTCGTCACCGACGAGGAGTAGAGGCCCGTACGAAGCAGAGCGCCCCCGAAGGGGCGCTCTGCCATCGACCCCCGAGGGAGGAGGGGTTCAGTTGGTGAGGACTCGGACCACGGCCTGCGGCGTGATGGAGCCCCAGCCCCAAATGGCGTACCAGGCGAGGGCGTGCTCACGGCCGAAGTCGAGAACGCCGCCGTCACGCAGCTCGACGGGGAGCGACACGGCGTGCCCGAAGGCGTTGTCGCCGATCATCAGACCCTCGTAGTAGTTGTTCCCTGCCCCAGCGGGGAGGTACTTGACCTGCGTGGTCTCGATGAACACAACGTCGTTGATGCGCCCGATCTCGCCGAGCATGAAGTTGCCCGGTGCGGCGTACTTCGTGACCTCGATCCACTCGGGAGAGTCACGCAACCGGCGGGCCTGAGCCGGGTGCACGAAGAGCACGTACGTCTCGCCGAGCCGGGGGATGTTGAGGCTGGCGAGCGCCTGCACAGCGTCCTTCACGGTATGAGGCGTGAGGTAGTACTTGTTGGTGGCAGCGACGGCGCCGGTCACGGCGGCGGCGTTGGCCGCCTTGGTGCCGGGCTCGTAGATGTTGGTCGAGGCGCCCTGCCACGGGGCGGCGTCGTCGTAGCCGTAGACCTCGGACCCCGGCGACGCCATCAGCTGGTTGCGGGCCTGGTAGTCCATGCTCTGCGCCATGTGGCGCCCGAGCAGACGAGAGGCCGACGCCATCACGTCATCGAAGCTGGCGTGGAGCAGCAGCTCCGAGACCGCCACGGCCGTGCCCTGCTCGGCAACGATGATGCGGAACTGGAACGCCGACAGCGCACGGGTCGACATGCGCACGCCTTCGGTGAGGGTTGCGCCCTGGTTCTCATCGACGTCGAGATTGTTGTATTTGAGAAAGTTCACCGTGAGGCCGGGAGTGACGCCCAGCTCGGTCTTCTTCACGGCGAACTGCTCGAACCGCAGGATGGGCATCGCCTGGAACAGGATCTCCCGGGACCAGACCGTCTGGATCGCCGGGGTCATCGTCGTGGAGCCGGTGATCGCCGTCCCCTGCGGATAGCCCTGGGTCACGAGACCAGACGGCGCTGGCGGCGCCTGCACACCGAGGAAGGCACCACCAACCGGCACGGCGGCCGGGTTGGAACCACCGGACACGCCCGAGTACAGGTTGCCAGTACCCGAGATGCCACCTGAGATATCGGGCATGAGTTACTCCTTGAAGGTCGGAAGATCAAGCCAGTGCTGACCTACAACAGACAGTAGTTCGGCCTCTTCCGACGACGGGAGCTATCAGCCTTGGTTGGCTCGGAACGAATTGCCCGCCGAGCGCAGTAGCTGCGGGCGCAGCCGTGCGTACTCGGCGTCGCTCAACGCAGCGATCTGTTGGGCGCTCAACGTCTGCTGCGATCCCTGCTGCTCCATCGGGCCGGTCGACGGTGACGTCGGCGCAACGCCGGGAGCCTGCTGGCGGTACTGCTGCTGGTACGCCTGGAACTCGCCAATGATGCTGCTGGATGTCTGCGCCGCACGAGCTATCGACTCCTCGATCTCCTGCTCGGTGGTGCCGGTGATGTACGGGTGGAGGTGGGGCATCACCGCCTGGGCGATCTCGGGCTCGGCGAGCCGGTTGGCCTTGTACTGCTCCAGCGCCTGGAAGTGACGCTCCCGTTCAAGCAGCGCCTCGCTGGTGGCGGCACGCTCCTGTAGCTCTTGGAACTGCTGCTGCATCTCGGCACGCACCTGGCCAACCAGCTCGGTGGCCGACATGTTGCTCTCGGCGGCGACACGCTCGGCATCGAGGCGGGCCTGTTCGGCGGCAGCGGCCTCGGCCTCGGCGGCCTCACGAGCGGTACGGGCCGCATCGATCTCGGTCTGCATGGCGGCCATCCGCTGCTGCATCTCGGTCAACGTCTCGCCCTGAGGAGCGACGGCGGCCGCAGCGGCGGCGGCAGCCTGCTGCTGCACCAGCTGCAGCTCCGCTGCCGACAGACCGCCGCCACCCGACGGCTGCTGGATCGGCGGTACGTGGGTGGCGGGCTGCACACCCTGGAGGAAGCCGTTGCCGGTGTTCCCCGTGGTGTTGGACTGGACCGTTCCCTGGTTCCCACCTGGCTGATCGGGGTTGATGGAGATGGTGTCCGACATTGATTCCCTCCGAATGATGTTCGACAACGGCGTAGACACTATCTACGCAGGTGGAAGAGGTCGAACCTACTCCGTTGCGCCGACGTTGTTCGGATTGCGGAACTGGCCCATGCGAGGCATGTAGGCCCGTGTCGTCAGCTCGTTCATCAGGTTCATCGTGTTGGTGTCGAGCATCAGGCCAGGCATGGCGCCAGTGCCACCGGCATCAGGTGAACCACCACCGCCGCCGTCACCACTGGCGCCTTCCTGCCCGGTCGCAGCAACCTCTGCTCCGCCGGGGACCATGCCCGTGAGCGCAACGATGGCGGACTGGATGGCGCTGTTCTGCAGCTGCAGGGCGCCCTGGTCCTTGGAGTCTTCGAGGATCTCGGCGAAGATCTCGGCCAGCTTCTCGTCGGGGAACTCCTCACCGAGGTCGGCGAGCGCACCACGCTTGGACTCGATGCCGAGCTGCATCTTCTGTGCGATCTCGTTGAGCTTGACGAGGATGTCGACGGGCAGCGGCTCGGGCCAGTAGACCGATGTCTCGTAGCTGTTGGGGTCAGCAGGGTCGAGCTGGGTGAGCTGGCCCGGCTTGGGCATCACCTCTTCCATCGGATCGAACATCATCGACTGCGGTTCCTTCTGGAACAGCGTCAGGAGCACAAGCTCGTTGACCTGTTGGAAGCCGGTCTCGAAGTTGTTCTTCTTCATGCGGAAGCGCTGCATCGTCGGTGCGTACTGGATGGCGAGCGCCACGCCCGACGTGTTGCTGATCGGCTGCACCTGACCGAGCGCCTGCTCGGGTACGCCGGTCATCTCGTGCATCCCTCGCTTGACGACCTCCATGTAGCCGAGCACGCCATCTAGTTCGTGGATGGACTGCAACGTTTCGACCTTGGCGTCCTTTGGCAGGAACCACGTCTTCTTGGCGCCCTTCTCCAGCTGCGGCACCTTGGCGCCAGTGATGACGGTGATCGGCGCAGCGTGGTAGTTGACGATGTCGGAGACCTCCATCGCCTTCTCGTTGTACTCACGGTTGAGCGGGATGATGTCGCCGATGTCGGACAGCCCCCACGGGCTGCCGCTGACTTGGATGTTGGCGATGTAGACGATCGGGATCACGCCGAGCGGGTTGGGCCGAGCACTGATCAGCTCATCGTTGACGTACTCCTCGATGCCGCTGTCGGTGATCCGCTCGACGTAGGTGTTGACGATGCGGGTGCCGGTCTGGTCGGTCGAGAAGAAGCGGTACTTCAACTTGAACGAGAGAAGTCGTTGGCGATCGTGCTCGTGCCACTGCGGGAAGCAGTTGGCCGGGTTCAGGGGGAGGATCCGAACCCGGCCAGGGTGCAGCCGACCGGCCGGGTCGACGTAGGGATCCTCGTAAGCCACCTTGATGAAGAGGTCTCCGGTGACGCTGGCGATCTGCCCCATCTCCCACAGCAGCGACGCCTTGCGGTTGTCCTGCTCCCACACCCGCTTCAAGATCGACGGCACGATCGCTGACGTTGCCGGTGGCGACTGGAACGTGACACCTCGACCAAAGGTGAAGTTCGTGAGGTAGTCGCTCAGTGCCCGTACGTAGTTGAAGGTGAACTGCGGCTCGCCGACCTCACGGCGGTACGCCCAGTGGTGACCGAGGTAGTGCGCCCAGTAGAGCGAGTACCTGCTGAGGCGGATGCCGTGGACCTCCATCTCCTCGTTGCTGAGGTCGACCAAGCCCAGCGGGCTGATCTGGATGGCGAGGTCCGACGTGCCCGCCCGGTAGCTCGGCGGGTAGAAGGCGATGCTCACGGACCAACCCTACGTAGTACACGGAACCCAACGGGGTCTGCGGCGACGTTGGCTCTGCCCCACACGTCGACCGGCTTGCTCATGTGCTCGACGGCGAAGACGTGCTCGGTGGCTGGGTCGTCGGGGTTACGGCGGTTGTGCCGACGCACCTTGGCCCGTGCGATCTGGCTGGCCTCGTCCATCCGTGGCGTCGCCCACGCCGTCGGGAACTCGGTGTGCTCGGTGTCGGTGGGGTTGATGATGTCGCCCGGCTCGAACGGGTGAGCGGTGCCATGGAACAGCTCACGGTTGAGGTGCTCAACAGCGGTCATCTCTTCGGCTTCAAGATGAAGTTGTTGGCCGGGCGGTGCGTGAGGTGCTTCCAGTCCTCGTCCGAGATCTCGGGCGGCTGCTCCTTCTCGAACAGCGTCGGCTGGCGCCACTGCTCGCCGAGGTGCTTCTGCGCACCCATCGCCTCGGCCAACGGCTGACCGCTGGCCCGCTCGAAGTTCTCGCCGAACGAAGGACGCTTGTGCATGCCCTTGTAGGCGGCGACGTCAGCGTAGGTGGAAGGGTCGTTGCGCCGGAACACCGTGTGCTTGGCGGAGTAGCCCTCGGCGAACCCCTCCACCGCCGGGAGGTCGTGACGAGACAGGGTGACGAACCGCCGCCGGTCGGCCTCGAAGTCGACGTTGTGCCCGAACTCGTGGAGCACGGTGTGCTCGATCGAAGCTCGTGTGCGCTCGGGGCCGCCGCCAGGGTGGAGCTTGATCTCACGAGCGAGCGGCGGGCCTTCCAGCGAGGAGAACTTGGTGCGGTGCTGCCCGGCGGCCCTCGCCATCGGCTGCACCTTGATGTCGGGCGTGGCGCCGACGATGTCCTCCAGCGGCGCCGTCGAGCGGGCGAGGATGTCGACCACGGCGGCACGGGTCGCCGCTACTTGGTTCTTGCGCTTACCACCGACCTGACCGATCGCCGGATACACGCCGCCTGTGACGGTTCCCTCGAAGGGCACGGCCTTGCTACCGCCGGGGTACGAGAACGACGACGAGACGCCGACCTTGGGGATCGCAGCGGCGATGGCGTCACGTCGCTCGGGGGAGTAGCCGTGCGCAGCCCAGCGGTGCTCAGGCGAGGGCTTCATCGCTCGGGGATCCCACAGCGTGCCTTGGCTCGCCCGCCCCGGTCGCAACGGCTTGGGGTTCATCGGCGGGAGGTCAACGAGGTTGACGCCCATCCGTACGGCGTGCTCCTGGGCCCGGTTGACGGTGTGCAGGTGGGCGTCGACAGCGGAGTCCGTGTCGCCCGGTGCAGCAGCGGCCGAAGTCAGGTCACGCACACGGTCGACACGCTCACGAGCTACCCGGATCTCTCCAGCTGCTCCCGGTGGCTCGGCCACCTTGGGCATCAGAGGATTGTGCCTCGGCTACGAGCGTTGGCGATCCCCGACGCCGTCTGTGGGCCCGGCGTGGCCATCGTCGGATCCCGGTACTCGTAGCTCAGCTTGTCCGGGTGCATCCGGTTCGACTGGCCGTTGCTGTCTTGGTACAGCGTGTTGGCGGCCGCCACCGAGTCGGTCACCGTGAGCGTCACGTTGGTCGAGGTGCCGGTGCCGTCGGTGTTGGTCGTGCGGACACGACCCTGGCGAACACCAGCGCCGAGGTTGACGTTGAACGGCACAGCGGTGCTGATGCCAGCACCGGTCGCACCGACGGTCTTCACGGCGCTGACGGTGTCGAACTGGAAGTCACGAGCCGAGGCGACGGGCGTGTGCGTGGCCGTGTCGGCGAGCTGCACCGGGGGAGTGAGGTTGGCCAGCGTCTGCGTCACGGTGTTGGGCGTGATCGTGAGCGTGGGAGCGGGGGTCGTCATGGCCCCAGCGTAGATCTGGCCCTGCTGGAGGCGGAGCTGTCAGCGGGCCCAGGACGGGTAGTGCGCCTCATCCAACTGCGGCCCCTCGATGTAGGGGTTGCTCGCCCGATGGCGCTCGAAATGGATGCTGTCGGGACCGACAGCTCGCCGTGCGTTGGCGACGGCCTCCTCGAAGCTCTTGCCCTCGATCGCCGTTCCACGAAGTAGGTGGCCGACGAGAGCGGCATGGGTCAACGCTCTGTCAGGTGACATGTGCTCATGCTTGGCCATGCGCCAACCGTACTTGCCACGGAGTTGGGGGAGGGTACGTCGCCACGTTGAGAGACTCACGGGCCTCTCGTACTTCTCAGCGGCCGTGATCCGCCTACCCGATGCCCTCGCCCGCCTCTGGATCCAACACAGCCTCCTCCGTTGGTAGCCAACCGAGGTGTCCCGCAGCAACAAGACCCGCCGGAGCGGGGCGGTCACTGCGTCGCATCCACTGAGGGCGACCACTAGCGAGCGTCTGAGCTTCACCAGCGCTAAGCGAGATCACCGGTACGTACCCTCCCACGAAGTTGGAAGGAGCCGGGTCGCCAGAACCCGGCTCCTATACGTCGAGCAGATACTCAGGGCGAGGTCTGATTGCCGCAATCCTCTGGCCCTTCTTCGAGATCGACGTTCAAGATCACTGTAGCTCACAGCTACAACTTGCCGCCGAGCATCACCGTGGCGGCGTTCTGGATCTTGACCGCCTTCAAGGCCGGGCCGTAGTCGGGCGTGTCGCCGAGGTCGTCATGCTCGCCACGAGCTACCGCCTTGCGCACCGAGCCGGAGGCGAACGGCTTGTCGGGATCCTCCGGCCGATCGAGGTCAGCCGTCGCCATGTAACGAGCACGTTGGTGCCACGGCTCATGAACGGCGAGGATCTGACTCGGCGGTAGGTCACCACGCAACGTCACTGTCGACTTGTTCTGCTCCAGACGAGCGACGTGCTCCTCGGCGGGCCGCCGGAGGTAGTTCTCCCCGATGTCGAGCTGTCCGCCACGTTCCGGGTCGGCGTAGCCCTCGACCACCGGAGCGTTGTCGAGGAGGTCGTTGCCAGGGCGGCCAGCGGTGGCAAAGACGAAGCTCTCGTCGCCTACATGGTCACGGTTCGCCGACTGCTTCAAGCCAGTGGCCTTGATGCTCTCGATCGCCTCGGGCCGGGTGTAGTGGTTGATCCGCACCATCCCCCCAGGGATCGGCTGGGTACCGAACTCGGGCGGGATCGAGGCAGGGTCGCCGACGAAGCGGGCGTGCTGCAGCTTGCTGACGTGATCGAGGGCGGACATCAGTGAGGCTCGATTCTCCCCGCATAGAAGGGCTCGCCGCCCAACGTGTTGTCAACCTCGGCGACGGTACGTGGGCGCTCGCCGAACTGGTTGTGAGCCAGCTCGGGCTCACCCCACAGCGACTCTTGGATCTCCTGACCCTGCTTGATCAAGCGACGGTCCTGGTGTCGGCGAACGGCCTGGGCAGCGACGTCGGTCATCGCCCGCTTCGGCCCCTTCTCTCCGCCGATCGTCAGGTTCTCCCAGGCCGCTCGGGCGTGCTCGGAGTGCTGATGGAGCATGGCGATGGTCGCATCGGTCGCAGACCCCGGGGTGCCATGGTAGGAAGCACCGCCGACGGTGCTGGCCTTCGGCGAAGGCTGGTAGCGAGGGTGCTCTCCGGTGGCGTCGTAGTGCGCCCGCACCCCGGCATAGAGCACACGGTCGGGGTCGTCCCAGGTTGCGTTCGCTCCGGCCTCGACCTCGTACTGCGAGGAGTAGCCGAACTGCCGGTCGCTGATGTGGCTGTACGGCTTGGGCGCAGGGACTCCTTCGTCGTCTGGCATGTCCTCGAAGCCGGGAGCTGACTTCATCTGCTCCCAGGTCTTGAGGTGACGGGCGTGCTCCTCGGCGATCCTGACGTGAGCCGAGTGCTGCCCGCCGTAGCGATCGACGTAGGCGTCGGCGAGCCCTTCCTTCAACGGGTCGGGAGACCAGCCCTGTTGGTTCCGGTAGAACTTGGTCGGGTTGCCACGCTCACGCTCGTTGGGCACCGTCTCGTAGTGGTGAGCGTGACCCATCTCGTGGATCAACGTCTCAGTGGCACTCTTCCTGAGACCAGCACCCTCGACGGCGATCAGCGGGACTCCGCTGTTGGTGTAGTGGCGGTAGAACCCCGACGCACCGGGCTCCCTCTCGTCGGCAACGTCGATCGGCGATTGGCCGCCGCTCCAATGCGCCGTCGGCACACGGGACTGAGCGAGGCTGCCGATCGCTGTCTCGACGCCCTTTGCTCGTTCCCCCGTCGGACGAAGCCGTGAGAGGTTGGCCGCTTCGTCGTACCCACCACCGTCGGGGTGAATCTTGCCCTGCGCCCCGAACAAGGTTCCCCGTGCGGGGATCTCGCCCTGGTCGAACAGCACGCCCTGACCGGTCACCGTCTCGTCGTCCCTCCAGTGCGCCTCGTCACGAGACGGGTGGAAGGTCGGGTCGTTGGGCGCCTTGCGGGTGTCGCCTTGACGACGAGGCACGATCTTCGTCTGCTCACCGAGGTGGTCAGTGGCGGCCACGAACTACCTCCGCAGCAGGATCACGACGAGGATGATGACGAGCACGAGCAGGATGAAGCCACCGCCGATGTAGATGCCCTCGGCGAGCACAGCGGAGATGCTGGCTGGGATCACGGTGTGGCACCCGCCGTCGGTAAGGCGAGCAGCCCGAGAGCGATGCAGGCGAGACCGGCGACCACGAGGATCCAGTGGTAGCCCCACGCCCTCTCGCCCGTGGCGATCAGTCGCACCACCTCGATGACGAACAGGATGAACGCCACCAAGAACATGATCTCGGCGAAGTCCGGGCTGTTCATGATCTCGGCGACCATGGCGGTTGCGAGTGTCTTCATTGCTACCTCTTTCCCTTGAACCGTGGATTGGGGCCAGCCTTGATCCAGAGCGCACGCTCGAAGCTCATGCCCTCTTCCTGCTCACGAGTCGGCCCGTCGTAGTCGTCGTCGTCGTCGGGGTGGTATCCGACCTTGCGGATCATCCGACCACTGATCCGCCCAGTTGACCACCCGGTGCCGGTCGTGGTGACGCCACTACCGGGCTCATCGAGCAGCATGTCTTGGGAGGCGAGACCAGATATCTGTGTGCTCTTCTTGGCCATCAGTCTTCTCCCTTGGTGCTGAGGTTCTCCTGGCGCAGCGCCTGCCGAGCGAAGTATCGGTTCAGAGCGATACCCGGCTTGGGCTGGTCGGTACCGATGCCCATGACGTAGTTGAGGGCGCTGTCGTTGGGATCCTGTGGGCGGTCGATCTGCTTCGGCATGGCGCCTCTAGTTGTCCTGAGTCATGCAATGATGTACAATGACTGCATGGTCACATTGCCTGATGAAGTAGCCGTTGCCGTGCTCGATCTCGCTGAGGCGATGACCAACCCGACATCCCCCGAGCAGATCGCCTTCAACCTGCGGGTGGCGGCCTACCTGCTGCCGAAGCTGGAGGGCGCCTTCGTCACGGCCGGTGTCGATCCCGGCGACGTCGAGCGCCCCGAGATCCCCCTGCTCGTGGTCGGATCGAAGGCCGGTACGTGGCGGGACGGTGTGTGGGAGCCCGACGAGAACTGAGCTACTCCCAGTCACTGATCGCTCCGGCGAACTGGCTGTAGGCGAGGTGCTGGTGTCGGGACAGGTCGTGGGCGGCGGGGTGGCCGGTGTGGGGGTCGAAGTACGGCTGGCCGAGACGGTTCGGCCCGACGGTACGGGTGCCACCCTGTCGCTCGATCCCCTGCTTGACGTGCTCCCAGGAGATCGCCTGCGCCGCCGACGGGTGGATCCCGAAGTTGGACGCCGCCTGGATGACCACGTTGCGGGACTCCTCGTAGCGAGAGGTGCCACGCTTCAACGCCGCCGACGAGATCCCTCGACCGGTCTCCCACGGGCGCACCCGATTGGTCATCGTGTCGAAGGCACGACCATCGATCGTGGCGAACCGAGCGTCCGACGGGTCGTGGATGTTGTGCATGAAGTTGTGCGTCTTCGGCCCACCACGGGGGTCCATCACGTCCTCGGGATCCTCCCCGGCGATGATCCGCCCGGCCCGCTGCAGCGAGCCGATGCCCGCCGAGCCGATCGACATCCCACGCACCACTTCACGAGCTGCGCCTCGGCTGGCTACCGCCCTGGCGTGCTCGCCCTTCTGCGCCCCCATGATCGTGTCCCAGCCGCCGGAGTCGATCCCCCGCAGCTCCTTGAAGGCGTGGATGTTGCTCCGCTCCCAGTCCATGTTCGGGCTGACGGCGGCGACGATCCCGGCCCCGGCGAGCATCTTGTCCGGTGACCCACCGAGGAAGTGGCCGCCCCGGATCCCCTTGCGCACCGCCTCGTGCACCTTGGGGTACCACTCCGAGCCCGAAGCGTGCTCGCCCTTGCTGGCCGAGGCGATCGAGTGGGTGAAGTTCGTGAGCGCCATTTCGAACACGGCCGGGTCGTGGAAGTTGGGCATCCCCCCGAAGCGGATGGCCGTGTCGGGGTTGCCCGCCTCGGTCATCTTCGGGCGCCCCTTCTTGTCGATGATGTGGTAGCGCTCGCCTTCACCACCGAGCTGAGGGAAGTTCTCCCGACCCTTGCTGCTTCTGATCGGCACGTCGTCTCCTCAGTAGTAGAGCGCAGCTCGGGCGCCGAGGAACCACCCAGCGACGTCCCGAGCTGTCGAGTAGGGCGCTGACCGGTCCTCGATCCAGCGCAGGATGCCGTAGTAGGCGAGAGCGGTACCAACCAAGCAGAGTGCGGGCGTGGCGCCGCCGACGAAGGCGCTAACCAAGCACCCGACCGCCGTGGCGACGGCGAGCGGCACGAGCGTGCGTCGGAGGGACGGCGCTAGCTCGCTTTCACCGTCCTCTCCGTACCGTGGTCGGACAGAGACCCCGAGGAGGAAGCCCAGCTGCGGGCGAGCGCACTGAGCGAGACGGGCGCAGACGTACCACGCCACAGCGATCGAGAACGTGGTGGCGACCCCCACGAAGGAGGACAACGGGAAGCCGCCACCAAGGCCAATCAGCGCCAGCACACTCACCCCGACGACGAGTGGCGCAACGATGCTGCGGACGACGCTGATTCGCCAGTTGGTGTCCACATGCCCAGCGTAAGCGCTGGGGTCAGAGCACCGGGTTGATCAGTAGCGCCCGGCCTGGGCGCCTTCTTGGAACGCTGCGTTCATCGAGTAGCCGACGTGGGCGTACGGCTCGAAGCCCTGGTACGGCTCATCGATCGGCTGGCTGGCCGCCTCTTCGCCTGGGGCGAGCTGCCCGGTGTAGTTCTGGTCTGCCATGGCTGGCTCCTTCTAGCGAGTGCGGTTCGAGGGGAGGATGATGGACGGTCGGCCGCCGGGCGGCTTGAAGCCGGGGGCGAACGTGACCTGAGGGATCGTGCTGCCGCCTATCTGAGACGACGCTCCGGCGGCGTTGCCGAGAGTCGACACTGCTTCTCGTGCGTTGGCCTGAGTCGCCACGTCGACCGGGTTGACGGACGATGGTGCGGTACGGGCGGTGCGCACCTGGCGCTCCGTCAGCGGCTCAGCCTCACCGGCCTCGGTCATCGTCTCGGGCGTACCCATCTGCACCGCCTCCTGCATCCGACGGGCCCACAGGTTGCGGGGCGGGCCCGCCTTGCTGGCGAGGTAGCCCGAGATCGGCCTGTTGCCGAGGATGTCGTGGACGTCGTGCTGAGCGCCGGTCCCCTTGGTCATGCCCTCGATGTTCCCGGCGATGCGGTTCATCTCTCCCATGATCGACGGGGGAGACCACTGTCGAGCACGGTTGCGCCAGAGCACCTCTTGGTTGATCGGCGCCTGCGTCGAGAGCGGGCTGACGTAGGGGGTGTACGTCGTCCAGGTCGGTACGGCGCTCTTGTAGGACTTGGACACCGCTGCTCAGTCGTCAATGACGGTGGGAGCCCGGCGGTAGGCGTAGCCACCGGACACCACGATCATCTCGTAGGACGGTGGCGTCTGGCCGACCCCGGCCCCGGCGACGAAGTCGCTGAGCATCGCTGGCGCCTCGATCCAGCTGGCGCTGCCGACGTGGGCACGCTCACGCATCGTCTCGTCGGCGTGCTTGTACACGGCGTCGGGGTTGTTGTAGTTGATCCGCCCCGGCATGGAGGTGGGATCGATGAACGCTCCCCGCACGAAGTCGTTGGGCACGTCCGTGTCGGTGCCGATGCCCTCCTCGAACCGCATGTCCCCACGGTTGCCCGCAGGGTTGGCGGCGAAGGCAAGCTCGAACGCCTGGGGGACACGCTCGGGGTAGAGCGGGTTCGGTGCAATCGTCATGGTCTCAGCGTAGTTCGGGGGCTACTACCGGCGGCGCCCATGGAACGGCGAGTCGATCTGAGTGATCACGCCGAAGTCCTCGTCCTCGGTGACGGCGCAAGCGAGCGCCGCCGAGTCGCAGTAGTCATCGAAGGCGTTCACGACCTCGGGCGCCTCAGCGAGCATGTACTTGCCTGAGTACACCGTCTCCAGCTCCTCGAACTGCAGCCGGAAGCGCTTGTAGGCACGCAGCTTCTTGGTACGGCGACCGGCCGGGTAGATGAACATCCGGCGCTCGACCAGAGCCTTCAACCGCTTCCACCGCTTCTCCTGGTCGGCCGGGTTGGAGCCGAGCGGCCGCACGTCGATCCACGGCATCTCGTGGGCGATGCGCTCGGCGATCGGGCCGCCGAGCCCCTGGGCGTCCACGCCGATGATCGCAACGTTGTAGTGCGACAGGAACTCGATGATCCTGGCGTACTGCTCCTCCCACGGCTTGTTGTGGATCTCCAGCCAGTTGAGGACACGGTGCTGGCAGTAGCCGTAGGGGTCGGGGTTGTTCCAGTCGACCCAGCAGACGGTGACGACGGTGGAGTCCTTGGTACGGGCGGGGTCGATCCCGGCGACGCAGCGGTCAACGACGAACCACGGCACAACATCCATGTTCGGATCGCCGAGGCCGTCGAGCACCTCCTCGGTCACGAACATCCCCGACTCCAGCAGCCACTGGCAGGCGTAGCTCAGACGGAACTCATCGCTGTCCTCGCCGAGCCGTTCCTTCTCTCCGGCGATGTACTTCTTGTAGAAGTTGTTGAACTTGATGACCACCTTCCAGTCGTATTGGAAGTGGTCCTGCCGGGCGCCCCGCCGGGTCATCCGGCGCTTGTTGGCCTGGATGGCGTCGTAGAAGAAGTTGCGCTTCCTTGAACAGGTGCCGGTGAACACCTTGGTGCCGTTGGTCGACGCCAGCATCGGGAAGATCGACTTGCGGGCCTTCTCCGAGTCGCAGTCCTGGCTCTCATCGAGGAGGACGAAGTGGTACGTCTTCGACTCGATCTGCGCCTTGGGGTTGGCGGTCTGCATGCGGCAGATCGATCCGCTGTTGATCAGCTTGACAACCTTGACCTTCGACCCCTCCTTCTGCGGCACGTCCTCGATGTCCTCGTCGGCGAGGATCGAGCGGCCGTGCTTGGAGGTGAGGATGTCGTGGATCTTCGACCAGATCGTGAACGCCTGCTCTTCGGTGGGGGCGAACACGCCGACCCAAAAGCCACGGGAGAACTGAGGGAACAGGTCGGGGTACGCCTTGGCCAGCCGGGGCAGCAGCACCATCAGCGTCGCCAGCACCGCAGCGAGCGTGGTCGACTTGCCCGACTGGCGGCACCACAGGGCGGTGATCTCGGCGCCGTCGTTGAGCAACACCGACTCGATCGCCCGGTACGCCAGATCCTTCTCGTACGGGTAGAGGTCCAGCTCGGTGAGCGCCTCCATGAAGACCATGCAGCGCATCACCAGCTCGTGGATGAACTCGGCGCTCTCGGGGTCGACCTCTACGAACTCCTCGCCGGGCTCGTCGGGATCTGGTTCCTCGAAGTAGCGCTCTTCGAGGATCTCACGAACGGCGGCTGTCACCCCGCCAGGCTACGTCAGGCGTACTTGGCGGGGTCGAAGAGCTGGCCCTGGCGAGGGTCAGGCACCTTCGGGGTCCGGTGGTCGTTGAGGAACTCCGTCAGGCGCATGGCGTCCTGGTAGCTCATCGTGATCTTCACGTCGTCGCCACTGGCCTCGGCCTTCATGTGGACGGCGGGGGTCACGGTACGGACGGCAGCTGCTAGCTCGTTGACGATCACGGGTACATTCATAGAAGGAATCATACGACATCCTTGAATAACTCACAACCTACACGACGGTGGCCAGCTCCATGATGGCCCTGGTCATGCCCACCAGCTGGAGCGCTTGGTGGTGGGCCTCGATGGCGGCGTTGGCCTGGCCCTTGCGGTACTCAGTGAGTAGCCGGTCGATGTTGACGGCGGTCGCCTCCGACCACGTCTGCAGCGTGAGCTTGTCCATCCCCTTCGACCGTTGGTACGAGACCTCGACGGCCTCGTGCACCGGGTACTCGGTCAGGCGCTTCTCTCGTCGGAATCCCATCGTCCCTCTTGCTCCTTGTCGACAGGGCGGCCGAACACCGACTCGATGATCGCATCGTCGGTGTCGGGGCGGGTGACACTGCCGAGCGGGTGGCAGATCCCGAAGCGGAGGGTGTTGGTGCCGAGACGGACGGCGATGCCGATGCCCTCGTAGTAGGGGGGTGCGACCGAGCGCATCCACGCTCGCTGGAACCTCGGCTGGTTGGCGCTGATCGAGGTGACCGACGGGGCGATCGGTCCCCAGCCCATCCAGTAGGTGTGCAGCCAGACCTTGTTCACTGGAACTGCTGGCCGACCACCTGGCGCTCACGCTCGACGTCGTCACTCCCGCCTTCCTCAGCGTCGTTGGAGTCGAGGTGGCCGGAGTAGCTGAACGAGCCCTGGAAGTACGGGTAGCCGTTGAGCACGTTGTTGATGTACCGACCCGCCGACGGGGCACGCCGGAAGTTGCGCCACACGTTGCGTGGTACTTGGTCGTAGACCCACGGCGTGCCGTCACGGAAGATGACGTGGACCTGGCTCAGGCCCGAGTCGTAGCGGGCGACGTTGAGCCGGGTGGAGCTGAACGGGAGCCATGGCCCCGGACGTGATCCATCCCCCGGCGTGGAGAGATGTCTGCGATCACTGTTCGAGGCCATAGCGCACTCCGAACGCTAGACGGTGGCGGGCACCTTCTTGGCGACGACCTTGCGGGGCGCCACCTTCTTGACCGACGGCTTGCCGTTCAGCTTGACGACGTTGCCGTTGGCCTTGTCGCTGGCCTTGACCGTCGACAGCACCTTGACGGCGTTCTTGGGCGCCGCCTTGGTGGCCTTGGTCGCCTTGGTCGCCTTGGCCGGGGTGGCCGGGGCGGCGGCGGGCTTGGGGCCGGGGCGAGGCGCCACGTAGCGGGTTGCGAACCGCTTGATGTCGGCCGTCTTCCAGACCGGGCCGCAGCGCAGCACTGCGAGCGGCTTGGGGAACTTCGAACCCTCGGTCTGCTCTTCACGCCGACGAAGGTGCGAGAACGTCGACAGCTCGACGTTCATGATCTCAGCGGCCTCGCTCGCTCCGACGAGCGGCTGCGAATCGGGGCCGGGCTTGGTTGCTTCTGGCATCGTGCTCATACTCCTGTAGATGGACCCGGTCTGTTCAAGGATACATCCTTGCGGTTGCACGCCTCCCAGTCCGTAGGCAGTAGTCGTAGAAGAACACCTGATCTCCACGCCGGTTGGGCCGCAGCCAGCGGTCACCGAGGACGTGGAGCGGCATGTCGTACGCCCGGGGCTGGAGGTGGTCGTCGGGGGAGGGGTGCCAGTCGGCTGGTACGGACGAGGGCTCCCAGGAGGCGTTGGCCTCGTGGACCTCGATCAGGTCGGTGCGGACCTTGCCCAGGATCTCCCGGGCGATCCGGTGGCTGATATCGAGAGGTACGTTCCAGTCCTGCATGTGGGGCATCCTACCTCATCTTTCAATGCCATTGCACAACAACGGCAAGTCATGTAGGGTCCGCTCCAATGGCTGACCGGCTAGTTTGGGCCGATCCGGTGTGATTCTTGGAGGCTTCGATGAAGGTGCGGGTAGCGGTGGCGGTCGCAGTGGCGGCGGCAGTGGCAGTCGGTGGGCCCGTGATGGCGTTCCACGACGAGCCCGACAGTGGCTTTCGAGGCGGTCACGAGACGTCGACCACGACGCCCCGGGAGATCCCGACGACGACCCACGCCCCGGTGACGTACCCGCACAACTACCCGACGACGACGCACACGCCCAACACCCTCGGGTCGACGTCGACCATCGTGAAGTACACGACCACCACGGCAGCGCCGACGACGACGCATCCTCCGTACACCACCACCACCGTCGGCGCTACCTCAACCACGGCAGCGCCCACGTCCACTACCACCTCTACGACGACTGCTACGTCATCGACAACGGTCCCCTCATCGAATACGACGACTACCACCTCCCCGGCGGTGACGACGACGACTGAGGTCACCCACAAGGTGTGGGTCTGCAAGTTCGTCGGGCGACCCGGGATCGATGAGGTTCTCCAGACCGGTCAGAACCCGATCTCGGTCGACGTCCACTCGATCCCCGATTGGCCGGTGGCCATCGGCTCGTTCTTCGCCGACCGCCAGGGCCGCTCCCTGGTGATCGCCTTCGACATCGGCCAGGATCCGCCGAGCGTCCTCGGCTGCATCCCGACACCGCCGACAACCACGACTACGACGACCACGACACCGGGTACAACAACCTCATCGACGTCTTCGACCACCGCTCCCTCAACGACGACCTCCACCGTGCCGGTTACCAGCACGTCTACGTCCACAACGACGGTGGCCCCGACGACGAGCACCT